ACTACAGCACCAATGTCAGTACCCAAGTCTATGTTTAAATAGTATATACCCTGCTGACCACTTGCACTTATTGCACCTCCACATGGTGTAGCACAAGCTGGGCAAATTTCTGACGGAAGCAACTCCCCTCCAGACATTTGTCTGTAGACTCCATCTTTCTGATAGAATCCATCAGCGGCCTTTACGGTCAGGTTTGAGTCTGTCCATATACTAGTTGCCGTTGATAAATTGTCCGTGTCTATGTAGTATGTTGCCATGTTTTATAAATGTTCTTACTCGCAATCACAGCAAGCATCAAGTGCAGAGGCATTGCTATAACATAAATCTTCGCTGTAAATATTTCTGTAATCGTGAATAATGTACAAGTAATCAGACCCCGTGTTGTATGTCAAGCTTGCAGAGTAAACTCCAGTAGATGGGTTTAGTACTGGGCTCGCTACAACCGAAGCGTTTAGTAAAGATAACACGTTCGCTTGTGTATACAAAGTGTTTGTAATCAAGTATCTTAACTTATGCGTAGCTGTGTCAAACTCCATTGTTCCAGAAGATCCTTTTCTTGAAGTTATTGTAACAGTATCTCCATCAGATGGTATAGCACCAAACCCTTCAGGTCCTACTATTGATTCATAGTTTGAAACTATTGGAGTTGCTGTACCACCTAACATGCTAATCAAGTTTCCATAGACAGAAGATCCTACTGAATATTCATCTGTGATAACTTTACCCACATAAGACTTATCGTTAACAGTTACTAAAATAACAGTTAATTCATCTACAGCAGGGCATCCAACATTAATTCTGTACGAAGCTGGAGAAGCACTTTGAACAACGCTAAGAACTCCACTATTTTTAGATGTTTTACTAAAGGTAAATACATCATTTGAGCTGATGTTGCCGCTGCTATAAGTTACACCATCATAAACAAAGGATGCGTTTATTGTTCCTCCTACAGGTAGACTGTCTATTTCTACAGATATAGAAACAAGTCCTTGATAATCTCCAAGGTCAACGACAGTACTTGGTAAACCACCAATTCCATCTCTAATTTGAATCTCTGTACCGCAACTAATATTTGTAGGGTCAAAAACAACATCTTGACTATTAGAGCTAAGTACGTACTCACCCATGTATGGATCAAATCCACCAAGCTTTTGTGTTTTACCATCACTTATAAACAAGTCTCTAAACCAAGATCTCATTCCCTCATTAGAAACTATAGATAGTTGCTCGTTAGGGCCAGCTCCTGATAACTTTATTACCGCCCCTCTTTTTTGATCAGTAAAGTACTTATCAAATCCCCACTCAACATAGCTCTCTGGATTATAACTAATTCCGTATTCCTCTATTCTAGCGATTTGGTTTCCAAGAACCTCTGGTATAGCGGCAATAGCCCCACCACCAGCACTAGCATCAGACAATACGTTTTTACCAGCTAGAACATAAGAAATCTTATCCTCTTGCAGAACCAAAATATCTGTCTGTCTTCCTGATAGTTTTTGAATTGGACCAAATCTTCGCTCTAAATCTCTAAAGTTTGCAAGACCTAGATTAAACTCGTTTAGCTTATTTAGATTTGTTTCTGGATTGAATACGCCACTATAGGTTATTGACGCATATCTGTCAGCTAACTTAAAGTCTTCTACTGAAACAGAAGAAAATCTTTCCCCTAGTCTAAAGTAAGGGGCTGCAAGAGAGTCTTCAATCTTATAGCTTTCCACTCCATTTCCAAATGTAAAGCAGTCATGAAAATTTAAGACTATGCTAGTTTCAGAGTGAGCTCCGCCAACTATGTCAAAAGTCTGACTTCCCTCATAGTAAATATCAGAAGCAGCTTCTGTTGGCTCTGTCTCAAATACAATAAATCCATTCTGTCTAATAACTGTAATAGATCCAGTAATTGAAGACTCTGGATTACTATAACCTGGTGTTCCTGTTCTTATACCGAAGTACAACTTACCAGACGCGGCAGGACTTTCGTAAAACTGATACTTATTTATACCTCCAGTAGAGGTAGGGAATGTAGTCCCAAGTGCTGGATTAAATACGTTTTGATTTTCAGTTTCATCACCGCTAACCGTACTATCTCCTGTAGTGAAGTCTATATTTTGAGCTAACACAAAGTCACGCAGATTAGCGTAGTTTGATGAAGCCACATACTCTTTATTGTAACTATATCTTCTCTGACCTTTGCTTTCAGATCTGTAAGGTCTGTTTAAAACAAACTCAAACCTAATGATGCTTCCGTCAGTTATCTCCCAAGGAGTAAAAGTACCAGCAGGTTCTTCTGTAAATACTGGGATAGATAGTTGTGGATAATCTTTACCGCTAACAGAGATTGTCTTTCCTCCCAATACCGAATTGGTCTCTGTGTCTACAGAAAAACCAGTTGGTTTAACCTTCATATAAAGACCAGAAGGCTCTTCTTCGCCTCCCGAAATAAAGTCTAATGGTTGTGCTGATATATCTAAAATATCACACTTAACCAAGTTTGTTAAAGGACCAGTACTGTCTCTTTTTACAATAAGAGTGTCGCCTACCTTTGCTTTATTTTGATTGCTTCCTTCTAGATTTAAAAATACTGTATTATCTCCAGGGTTAAAGAAGTAAAGTGTACTGTATATGGTTTCGTAATCTAAACCAGATGGTAGTAACGCAAATTTGTATTTTTTAGCCCAAAATGGAGGGGGAGATAATATGTCTACCTTTATCGAGTTTTTATTTACTGAGTTAGCAGCAGGAACATGTATAGAGTTATTTTGAGAAGTCAATACAGTCGTAGCTCTATTAAAATCATCCATGTATATCAAACCCAAAGAAAAATCTCTATTGCTATGCAGACTACTTGCGTCAGCTTGAGTCATGTACTCAGCAGAAACTGAATTTATAGAAAAATACTCATAGTCAAAAATACCAGGGTTTGCATCATCTTCGTAAACCATCACAATCATTTGCAATGAAAAAGAAGAAGATCCAGGTGTTGCTGTTATTTTAATTCCTTCCCCAACAGTATCTATTCCGTAGCCATAGCTACTAAAACCAGGAGGTGGTGTAGCTTGACAAGATATTTTATCTGTTAAAGAAGTGCCCTCATCGTCAGTTCCACAATCATCAACATCTCCATGAAATGTTTGAGCGCCTATCTCATCTATAAACTCTTGACTAGTAACTAAATCATAAACAGACGAATAGTCTCTTTGTAGTTGAAAATAAAAGGACTCTATTATGTTATTTGAAAATGTTGGGTCTGAAATCAATGTACCACTTAAGGAAAAATCTATTCCTATAGCTCCTCCTTCTTTTAAATCTACACCAGTTAAATCTATGGTGGTTAGCGTGTCACTATAAGTGTAAGGGCCAAGCGGTACTATATTATACTGAGAAGATGTTTTAGTTGAAGGAACTTCTAGATATCCTAACTCCTCAGAAACTAAAGATGCATTAAACTTTACGTCAATTTTCTTACCATCTGAATCTACAATATCATAACCATCTTTATAGTTGCCATAAAATATTCTATTAGACATTAAGGTTTGAGCCTTAGCAACAATAGGGACGTTGTCAAACGTCCTTAATATTTCAGACTGCGGTAATGTAGATAGGATTTTCTTAGAGCTAAACTCAACTGTGTAATCAGAGTTGTCCGTAATTCCTAATAGCTTCTTATCGTATTTTTCAATAACATTTATAACAGAAGAAACTGAGTTCTTGAATATTAAGTCAATTGCTACTACGTTAGGACCTCCAGTTTTAAATGTAACATTAACAGCGTTGAATTTATTTTTCATTCCACTGTTCTCGTAAGTGCTGAAGTCAAAATTAAAAAAGCCAGGTTCAAATGCTACCTCGCTAAATTGAGAAATTGCACTATACTCACCGTCTAAATATTTGTATCTATAGGCAAACGATAAAAACTTATCTTCTATATAATTCTCATCACCCGATATGCTTATTAGTTTGATAGATGGTGACTCAAATGGTGGAGCAAGAATAACTGAAATGTCTGACTCAGTTAATGTAGGTTCACTAGGGTATGATCTCTTTACATTTATCTTGCGCGGAGGATTGTATCCGTCAGTAAAAAACAAAAGATCTTCAACTAAATCAGCTCCATTTATTAAGTGGTCTCTGCTGAAGTTAAGTACAGATGTGCTTATAACGTGATAAATAGTTAATCCTGTCTCCACATTCATAGAAACAATCATATCTACTCCATCATCTTCAGAGTGAATAAACCAGTAAATAGTATCGTTAACACCATCCTCCAAAGCACCAATGCATACTGCTGTACTAGCTATTGGACTTCCGTTATATAATATATTAGAAATTTTTACATTTCCCTTTGTATTTTCTAAAGCACCGACATCTGTAAGCTCTGTAGAGCCAACACGAACATTCATAGCGTCAATATATTCGCCATCAGGTATAAGCCTTTCGTCAAGGCTTTTATTCATCCTGCCCCTTACAAAGGTTTTTACTAAATCCATACTTATTTAATCATCTTGTTCTGACCTCTCATGTTCATAAGAAGTCTACCTGGGTGAATATTGCTAATTCTTATTCTTGCATTTCTCAACAATGCACTCATCTCTTTTCTAGATCTTGCAACAATGTACTCTTGTACATTTAGTTTGTTGCTAAGAATTGAATACTTTATGAATGAGTAAATGTAGTTCTCAAACATTTTATTGACACTAATTGCCGAATCATTTCTAGATGCCACTGGCATACCTGGTAGGTTTGCTGTAGAGGTGTATTCCATTCCATCTGAAATATACTCAAGTATACATGACTGGTAAGCCATTTCATTACTAAAGTTAATCACTCCAGACTTCTTGTCAATTTTAAATGTTGGATTCTGATTTGCAGTTTCAGTATTTAAACCATATCTGCTTCCTACATTGTAATCAAAGTACCAGTTTCCTCCGTATTCCCACCCAAACATATTGTGATATGGACTAGAAGGATTTAAATAAATGCTTTTCTGAATGTTATTCAGTCTGTCAAAATCAAGTTCAGAGTTCTCCGCGTCAATAACAACCCCGTTCTCATCAACCACAACCTTAAAGTTATTGTCTTGAACATACTCTTTTGCAAAGTTTATCTGAATATTTTCAGTCAACGGTAGTATTAAACCATCTTTGTAAAGCGATATTCTAACCCAGTTTACGTAGTCTGATGGCAATACAAACTTAAGGTTAGGGCCAACTGTCTGCTGAAGGATTTTGATTTCCTTCATTGCATCGTAGTTAAGCTCCTGAATTCCTCTCTTAGCATAGAACAAAACCTTATACCTATTTAGGTTGTTCATCAACTCATGGTCTCCCTGATACATCAACATAAAGTTATTGACAATATCCTCTAGAGATATGTACTGATAAGATCCCCAGTTAGCATCTTCAGGAACATTTCCATTGTTGCTATAGTACTGAAGGTCAGATAGATATTTATTATATAGGCTCATTAGTTCTCGATAGCTATTTCTGTTTGTTCTTGTTGAGCTCCAAAGTTAAGAGCTTCAATCTCTCTGATAGACATTCCTGCAAATTGCAAAATCTTTGCAACAAGTGTTGGCTCGTCTGTTAAAGGAAGTTCAAAGTCTTGATAGTCACCAGCACCTTGATTGAACAAAGGCTCTCCTGATACGAGAGTGTATGTCCACTTAGGGTCTAGTGGATACCTAACGTAGTAACAAGTAACACCAGTTGATATCGTGTCTGGATATACCTGAATGTCTGTACCCTTTTGAACGTACATTGGAAACAACTCGATAGGTTGAGTTAAGTTTGACATAAGCAGCTGTTGCAACCTTGCTACAGGAACCTTCTCAACCTCAACCATCTTTCCTGCCCCATTTGTGTAAACAACTCTAACAAGGGTATAAAAATCATTTGGCAAAGCAAAAACACCAGCACTCTCAGTAAGGGTAACTACCTCTGAAAATGAGTCAATAACTTCCTCATACTGCTTCTTGATATCCGCATATCCAATTCCAGATTGCCTAGCGTTCTCCTTTTGGATTTGATAGTTGTATCTGTAAAAGTAATTCTCAAAGATGTCAAGCTGCGCCTGCTTGGCAAATAGATTGAAGTCATTCGGGCTGATATACCCGTAATTATTCTTATTCAGAACCGATAGAACCGTATTTCTTACTGAGTTTATCATTCTATTCTTTTTGTACAAAGATAGTAAAAAAAAGAGAGGTTTTACCCTCTCTAATTTATTCTACATGTCTCTCTAGTAACTTCAAAGTCTCAATACCTTCGTCAGACTGTAAGTACTTAGAAACAGTTGAAATCCTGTGTTCCCCAAATGGGATCGTCATGAATTTACTCTTATTGTCAGGGAAGTTAAAATAGATATCTCTATTCTTGTTTCTCATCTTAAGAATCTGCTGCTCGAATGCTCTAGCAACAATGTCTTGAACTCTTAATAATGGATCGTTCAATATTTCCATAAATCGATGTGGCTGCTTCTTGGCGAATACAATAACATCTCTCTTTAGTTCAGATGAGGTCTTCTTGTCAGCTTGAATTCCTAAACCAATTCTAGCGACTGTCTCCATCATCGTAATCTCCATTGACTTAGCTGCAATCAATGCATCTACCTCAATATCAAGGTGTTCTAAGTCTCTCTGAGCGTCTCTCTCGGAATCTAGTTCTTCAAATATTTTTCCATTACCAGGGTGGTAATACAAAAACTGCTGAAGTACAGGGTTACTTTCTGCAACGTGCAACATTCCATCCTCGAATACAATTGGCTCAAGAACTACATTGCCATCTTGTTCATCAATAAAAGGACTTGGTTGGTTAGGGGAGTATCTTAGCTGTCTATTTGTTTTGCCATCAAAGTATAGTAGTGGCTTTCTAGTTGTTCCTTTTGAAGGAATCATCAAGCTAAGGGGTGCGTCAGCTCTCTTGAGAACATAAGTTCTCGATTTTAATTTTTCCATTTGATTTGAATTTAAATAGAGGGAGCCACAATGACTCCCTCAGTTGATTATTACTTCTTTCCTTTGTACTTATTAACTATTTGTCTAGCCGCAGATTTACCAATACCAGCTCCACCACCAGCTCTAGATAAGTTTCCTTTGCTAGTAACTTTTCCAGTTGAATCCCTCATTATAAAGTTATAGGTCTGTTCGTCTGGCTTGTTCATGTTTGTGGTGTCGATTGACATTCTATATCCTTTGTTGCCAACGCCAACCTCCATTAATGGTGCTCTTTTACTTACAGGCTTCTTTGCAGTAGCAGGAGCAGCAGCTTTTTTAGGAGTAGCAGCAGGAGCAGCAGCTTTTTTAGGAGTAGTCTTCTTTACAGTAGCAGGCTTTTTTGCATTCATTGCAGCAGCAACTTGTTTTCCAAAATACTGCATCCCAGCTGAATCAGTTCTACTACCTGCCGCAGGCTTACTTTGTTTAGGACCTGGGCCCGTTACTTTCTTTGCCATTGTTTTGTTTGTTTATTTTTTACGAATTCGTTGAATTTTACGTTGAGCAGAAGTTTTCATGGTTCCGTTCTTTTTCTTACCAGTAGCTAAGATAGCGCTAATCTTCTGTTCTTTCTCTGAGTAGGTTCTCTTTGGAGCCACATTAATAGCTTTTGGAGCAGCCTTAGAAAGACCAGCAACACCAATTGGCCCTTTAGTTGGAGCAAGTCTTGGCTTTGACACATTACTTACTACAGGGGCATTAGCAGCCTGAAAAGCAGCTCTCTTCTGAGCAATTGAAGGACTCTTTGGAGCAGCCGCTGGCTTTTTCGGAGAATTAGCTTTAAAAGATTCACCTTTAACTGTATTCATGTAACTCTCGTAACCACTAGGTTTAGAAGTAGGTTTAATTGGAGCTGTAGGGGTGGGTTTCGCAGGAGATACGATTCCTTTACGAGCTTCAATAGCACTCTTCTTTCTAGAATCATAAGCTGATTGAATATCTGCTCTTCTTTTTCTTTGAGCGGCAATGGCCTTAGAAACTGAGTCTGAAACACCAACTGAGCTAACACTACTTTTAACAGGGGTAGGCTTCAATCTAGCTTCAGTAGCACTCTTCTTCTTAGAATCGTAAGAAGATTGAATGTCCGCTCTTCTTTTTCTTTGAGCTGCAATGGCCTTTTGTACATTATCCATGTCTCTGTCTTTTATAAGTAAAGGAGAGGCCAAATGGCCCCTCCTGTTTTATTATCACTTCTCGAACAAGAAGAAGTTGTTAGCACCCATTGTGCACAACGCTCTTTCAGACAAGAAGTGTACCTCCATTGCATCCAAGCTAGAAGTCTGAGCACCACCAGCAGAACCAGTGATCCAAGTCTTGTACTTACGATCTTCAGTCTCAGAAGCTCTGTAACGAACGTGCAAGAATGGACGCTTAGCGTTCTTACCAAGTACGTTATCGTACACGGTAGTAGTTCCAGCTGGAACAAGAACACCACTGATAGCACCACCGATTAGACCACCACGCATGGTTGGATCGTTCAAGTACTTCCAGTCAGACTTGTAGAAGTCATAACCACGACGGAAGCCAGTGAAGCCAAGAGTCAAGGCCATCTTCTCATCGTTGTCAAATAGACCGTAAGAAGTACCGCCAGATCCGTAGCTGTTCTGTGCTGCCAACATATCGTCGATATCAAATCCGAACTGACGATCCAAGAAGATTACGTTCTCCTCGATAGCTCCCTGCTTGTCAAGACGAGAAACGATGCTGTCGAAATCATCCAAAGTAGATGGGTTTCCGCCAGACCATACGTTACCTCTCTTAGAGATAGCATCGAACAAACCTTCAGAACCTTTGTAACCAAGATTTTTAGCTCCTCCTGCATCAACATTCAAAGCTGGAATAGCTTCGATCATTGCAGTCTCAAGGTAATCTTCGAAACGAAGACGAGTCTCGTGCTGAGACTTTAGGTACCACAAGAAACCTGGTCCGTTATCTCCTTCTACTTCTACCCATCCAATTTGAGCCATGTCAGATCCACTAACAGCGTAGTGATCTTTGATGATGATTGGAGAGTTCTCGAAGATCAAACCGTCAGACTCAAGAGAGTTCTCCATTCCTAGAGTTCCTTTCTTAAATTCAGAACCATAAACGAAAACAGATACTGTAGTCAAAGCTGCAAAAGTCTGTCCTCCAACTTCGTAGTAAGATACGTCAAATGTTCTTGCTGCATAATCAACAGCAGTAACGATACCTTTGTTGATACCAGTTGCTGATACTCCTTCTTCAGAGATAAGGACAGTTTGTCCTACTCGGATTGCGATTCCACCGTTTACAAATCCACCACTCAACTGAGCAGCTGGAACTGTGAATGTTGCGTTGGAATCACCTGCTGCTCCATCCTGAGTTACGTTTACGTACTTAGTGTGAAGACGACCTTGCTCAGTCCACTTGATCAAGTCAGAAGTGGAAGGCAATTCTGCGCTCACCAATCGTAAGAAAGATGCTACGCTTCGATCACCATAACGCTCAAATTCTTTCTCGTAAGTATCAGGAAGATACTGGTTCAAGAAGTTGAAGTCAGTGATGTAGTTAGTTGCGAGGGCTACTCGCTCTGCACTTGGTTGTAAGTTAAAACCAGGTACAGATTGTACTGATCCTGCCATTGTTTTGTTGTTTTATTTTTTAAATCTTATTCTGAGTCCGCGACCATCGCTTTCCCCAACGCTAGTAACCTTAAACCCACCTTTGTTAATTACTTCAGGAGACCTTCTTACTTCGAAGTTTATGTTCTTGCTTGACTTAGCTTCTTTTTCGATAGCGTCAGCAATTCCCTGATCGTAGAAAAACTTGGCGAACTTTTCTGGGTTCATAGCAACAGCTAATGACTTATGGTATCCTTTCGCATCCTCAATCAAACCATCATTGTTTACAAATTTTGCAATGAAGTTGTTGATGTTGGACTGAACCTTCTTCAGTTCATTGTAGTCTCCTGGTGAAAACTTCAGTTCTTTATCTCCAACTTTGAAATCAAAACCTTTGAATTCACTGTTGAAGACTTCATCTGTCTTCTTCAAAAACCACTCTGCCTGACGTTGTTCTAGCTCCTGGCTACTCTGTGCATTTGCTGAGTATTCCTTGTAAGCTTTCAGTGCCTCTTGTTCTTCAGCAGAGAGGCTACCATAGCTTGACTCAAGCGGTGCCTTGTATTTCTGCTTCTGTTCCTCAAGGAACTTCTTAGCTTTTGCAAGTTCTTTTTTCTTTTCAATCTGTTTTTTCTTGATATCCTTCTCGTCATCTAGGTCCTCATCATAGCTGAACTTGTCAGCAATCAAGTACTCGATTTCTTCAGCATCAAGATCACTCTCCTTTTGAGAGTAATATTCTTTCAGTAATTGATCTGGGTTCAATGAATCCAAATCGCTGTTAATCTTCACAAAGTCATTAAGCCCTCTACCTGTTTCTTTCTTAAAGTTTAAGAATGCTGAAACATCTTCAGGCAACTCTTCTTTCTGTGGGGCAAACAGATCCTCTACACTAGATAATTTTCTGCCATACTTCTTGTCAAGAAAGTCAAGGACTTTATCCTCGCTTAAATCCTCTACTTGAGGAGTCTCTTCCACCTCTGTGGTTTCGACTTGTTCGGAAGCAACCACCTGCTCCTCATGCTTTCTTAGTAATTCTGCCTCAATCTCTTGAGTTGACTTCTGCTCTACGTCATCTAGAGCTCTTACTTTGATTTCCATTAGATTACAAATTTAGTTAATATTAATTTTATTTTGGCTCGAACGAAGCTAGGTCAAAACCATCGAGTGTATCTTCGTTTGACTCGAACTTCATTGGAGGTAAGTTATTCTTTCTTTGTGTAATTAACTTAGACTGCTGAGTGTTCTGCTTGCTTATTCTTTCGTCCTTTCTGTCCTCCTTCATCTGCTCACGATCTTTAAGCATCTGCGTCTGCATTCCGTTTAGTTGCAAGTTATACTGAAACTCACGCTCCATCAACTGCATCTTAAGCATAGCCTCACCCTTAAGCTTCTCAAGATCCATAGCGGCTTCAGCCTGCTTGAGTTGAATTTTACTTTCAGTCTCAAGTTGAATCTTTTGTATACTAATCTGAGCGGCTGCCTCCTGAGACTGCATATTAATCTGAGCCTGCATCTGCTGCTTGACCATGTCATTTTTCTGATCTAGCTCCATCTTCTTAGTTCTCTTAACCTTTAGAAGTTGATTAGCCATTTTAATGTTCTTAATCTCTCTGATGTCAATTGCATCTTCAAGATTAATATCATTTCTAGATAGGGCAATCTGAATGTTTTGTTCCAATCTTTCTTTCTGCTCTTCATCTGGAGATACCTCGATAAAGATTCCAAAGTCATGCAAGTACAAGTCTTTAATTTCTCTAAGTATACCTACATTGTACTTACCTATTTGCATAGTAAACTCATCTGCAAACTCAGCGTACTCAAGAATATCTGAAACACGTACACTTAAAGCCTCAGCAAAGGTCTTAGTCATAAACAAACTAGCATCAAGAATGTGTCTTGTCGCTGTGTTAGAATTAAGAGCTGCGAGCTTCTGTACACCAACTAGTGCACGTGGGTCTGGATCACTGCCGTCACGAGCCTCATTTAGCCCCGTCACGCCACGAATCATCTCAAGGTAATGGTTGTAGTTGTTTGTTAATGCAGCCATCTTAGACTGGCCCGTAGTGCCTGTGAGAGGCTGCACTGGAACTCGTGCATTGTTAAAGTCTCCATCTCCAGTGTAACTTCTACCAACAACACTACCAGTTTGGAAGTATAGTCTTAGAGCGTCCTCTGGATTGTATGCATTTCCGTTACCAAGGTCAACCTCGTTTAGTCCATCAGCGTCAATAAATACACCATCTGGTACCATTCTAGAAATTACCTGTTGTAACTTTAGGTGAGTGATTTGAATAAGGTCTGCAAATGGAATCATTCGTCTAGTCAAAGACTCAATTGTTCCCTTGTACATTCTAGGTGCAACAGCAACATAGTTTGGCATAGCCATTTGCGAGGCAGACTTAGGGCGAACCATGTTCTCCATCAACTGCCACTTAAGTACAATTTGAGTACCAGCAACCATCACACCTTCATACCAAACATCAATAGTCTTCTCGATTTTCTCAAATCGACCTTCCTCCATCATCTCGACAGGAGGGTTAAAAGTATCGTCCTTCTCAATTACTCTAGCGCCATTCCCTTCTAGAATCTTTTTCTTATAAACGTAAGTCTTGGTGGTCTTGTAGTTAAAGTAAAGCAAAGTACACGTGTCTCTTGAAAAAACGTCGTCAGAGTAGAACCTAGAAACAGAGTAGTACTCACCCCAAGACTGGCTAGTCTTTGAGATAGTCTCAAGCTCTTCCTTGCTAATGTTTGGCTTAATCTTTACAAGCTCCGTCATCGGAACAGTTTTGACTTCACCCCAGTAGAAACAATCTCTAAAGTAAGGGTCTTCTGTGTAACTGTAAACCACATTAGCAGGATCTACATAATTAAGTTTAACTCCTTCTCCAGGAAGAAACTCGTGCTTACCAATAGCAATACCAAGAACAGTTAAATCGTAATCAAATCTTCTCTTAAGATCGTCATAATGATTGTCCAACATGATTGTGTTGATTGCCTCTTCTTCAGCAATCTCAATCGCAGGCTTGTAGTTAAGCTGCATGAACAACGATAGCTCTTCATCATCGTTAGGTAAGTCCTCTGGGCTAACCATAAATGGATCAATGCCAAACTTATCCTGCACCTCCATCAACACCTCTTTCGCTGCCATCTCCCCCTCAATCATATCTTGATACTGATTTCTCTTCTCAGCAGACAGTGCGTCTTGTGCGTAGGCTTTAACTGTAAAAAGTCTGTCAGACATACCGTTCACGACGATATCGACAAACTTAGGTATAATAGGAACTGGAGTCCAGTCGATGTTCAAGTAAGAAAGGTCTCCGTCAATAGCTAACTCGTTCTTATATTTTTGAATCGGCTGCTCACCACGAGCGTACAACCTTAGACGGTTAAAGTCTTTCCATTGATTGTAATACCTCGCAGATCCGCTGTCTCTCCTAAACCATTCGTACTGAATGGCCTGGCCTACCCGTAACCCAAACTCTAAACTTGCCTTCTCTGCGTCGGTAGCAAGCTGACTAGGAAACTGAATAGGTGATATGTCAATATTCGACTCTTTCCGCATTAGCTAATTATTTGACTGGTTGTCCCATTGTTCTTGTATCTTGCAAATTTAATGCTTATTTTTGACTCTTTTCTCTCAGGCTGATACATGTGCTTTTGATTAGCCATAATAGCTAAACCAGAGCTAATAGAGGCATCGTACTTAGTTCTGTTGCTGATATCAAATTTAGCCCAATCATTTAATGTTCTATTGAAGTACATAGAACCCATCTCTGAAGGATCTCTATACGTAGACTCAAAGTCAAACCCAACGTACTTCTCAATGTATGTCTCAATCGCTGAAGCGTGAGCCTGTCTAACATCCTCACTTGAGTTAGGAATTCCTCCAAGTTCTCTCTCAGTTGTAGAAAGCTTTGATAAAGGTTTATCAGGTCTATTCAAACAAAAGTGTCTGTAACCTCTATTCTTGAAGTGGTAGAGTAGCCTTGGCTTGTTGTTTTCTGCTAGTACTGGCATGCTGTAAAAGAAACATGCCATAAGAACCTCTTCGAAGAATATCTCTGCTGTCTGAGGTCTAGCAACGTACTCAAGAAAGAACTCGTTACTTGGAGCGTCTTCCATATTAAATTTAGTGAGTCCGTGCAAAGCTCCGTTAGAGCCGAACCCATCTACGGTTCCTGAGATGTCGTAGGAGTCACAACCAAACGCACCAATGTGCTCGTTCATCGGATAGAATAAGTCACCTTTTCTTTCAACCCTGTTTTGTAAGCCACGTGGAGGTACCCATGATATATTAAATCTTCCTCTTGGGTCTGGAGTCCAAACAACCTCAGAGTCCTTCCTTCCATCTCTCCAACTAAAGAATCCTCTAGTTGTAAAGCTGCCAGCAATTAAGCTATCATTAAAATCAATCTGAGTGTAAATCTTGGTCAAGTTAAATATCGACTGCTTACTCTCGTCTCTGAACGCGTGAGACTCTGTACGTGGGTACTGACGATAGAACTCGTTTAAGGCATCAGGGTCACTCTTTAAGGACTTAACTTCATTCTCCCAATAGTCAACAGACCCTAAGTTTATCATCTCTCCATCGACCCCTAAAACAGGCTTATCTGGACTTCTAAATACTGGCATGCCAAACTTATCAATAAAGCCTTCCATGTTCCATTCCATCGGGACAAATAATGCATAGAGCCCTGATTTAGTCTGGTCGTTATCAGAACGCTTGCGAGGGTTAGAATCTTCGTATAATTTCTTGAAATTTTCCCCACCCTTGTCAAGGGCGTTCGAGGTAGATCCCATCATACACTTGCCAATAATCTTTCTACCCAATCGAAGACATGTTTTTGTAACACGCCAGTTGTTCAAAATATTATTTGGCTGACTCCACTTTCCACTTTCGTCATGGACAAGCAACTGTAGTTTCTCACCATCGTAACTGTTGTCTGCTGTGTTCTTCCAGTCAATAGTTGTGTTAAGCCCTTCCTCTGGCTCTTCATCATCGTGCATTGTTTTGAAGTTCTTTGCAGTAATCTTTGAAGATGGTATTCTAAACGCAAGCTCAGTCCTTGGATTATCCATACCGTCCTGGATAGGCTTGAAGAAGAAAGGGTAGTTTCTAAATGTTGGAACCACCTTGTCGGTAAACATTGTCTTAGCGTCAGGGCCAGTCTTAGAAAGAATGCCTATACGCCCATTGTGTATGTTTGTACCAATATTGACAATCTCTCCGTCAGCCATGTATGAAAAACCAGAACGACGGATCTTTAGGTAAACCATACCAAATGATCTTGAGTCAGCCTTACAAGCTTCCCAGTATATGTAAAGGATTCTGTTGGCCTCTCTAAAGTCAGGGAAGCCTACGTCAATGCTAGACCACTGAAGGTACATGTAGTGACCCCCTGTAATGTAGGTAGGCACACCATTGTTCTTAAACCAAAAACCATTGTCCCTTCTCTCAAACTCCTGGTCGATGTAGTCAACCCAAGAGTTTCTAAACTGAAGAGGCATCTTGTTCCACTGGAAGATAGACTTGATTTTAGAAAGTGCAGATGGGAAGTCTGCTCTCTCCCAGTACTGCTCATCTTTTTTGGTAGACCTAGTGTATACTTTTTTAGGCTCCTCTGGCAACGCTACTTTCAATCCATTGATTTCATAAATCTCACCAATGGTTCCGTCTTTAGATATAACCACAAGATCATACTCAGAATTATACCCGTACTGGTATATCTTTTTGGTGTTACCTTTAATTCTATCCTTTTCAGGTATAACTTCGATTACAGAAAAAAGCGGTTTACCCGTGTCTTTTTGCTCTTCGTTCAGCAAAGCCTCCTTTACCTGTTTCATCAGTATCTGTTTTATTAAGTAGTTCTTGCTCTGCTTCAATGCGCTCAAGTATCTCAAAGGCATCAAATATGGCAAGCTTTTTGGTAGCGGCTGCGTTCTTTAATTTATCTGCTGACAAATCAGTCTCATCACCAGTTAAAATCTTTTCTTCAGCAACCTCGATTAGATGTTCAACAGCTCTTCTTCCAGCCTTGATTATCCTTCTCTTTGCTTCATTTATCTCCATTTAATTCTAGGCAAATGTTTTTAGAATACATCCGATACATGGTTACCCCATCAATTTCAAACTCATACTCGCTCTCAGGAAGAAAACCAACCTTGTCACCCTTTTTCAATCCCTTCTCAACGAGATCCTTATTTGGATATGCTAATGTTCCGCGTAAGTACTCTTCAGTACCAAGCTTCTTTAAGATAAAGTTGTCTTGTTTTTTCTCTGGTACCACAAAGCAATACCTAGAGTGTGCCTGCCAATCTCCGTCTCTCTTGTACAAGTAAAACTGATCGTCGTCAATCAAGAAGATTCCTTCACCTAGAAAAGCACGACCACTTCTCTCGTTGCCCTTTATATCGTTGTAGTACTTAAACACATTGTGGTGTACAATAACGATGTCTCCAGGTATAACATCACCTTCATACCCAATTGGGGTAGCAAGTACCTTAGCGTGTCTGTTAGATGCCTTGTGATCCTCTTTAGAAGAGCTAGTGATAAAATCTATTCCACCGATGCTCTTCACGTTATCATACCTAGAACCACCAACTGGCTCTACAATAAAGTGAGATGGTGACCTCATTCAAAATCAAGATTAAATTCAAATGTTATAGCCATGTTCTCGTTAAAGGTTTTCCATAAATAAATCTCTCCAGAACCATCTTCACCGTGAATCACATAGATTGATACACGCCCATTCTTCTCTCTAATTTCATGTATTCGATACATTTCATTAAAGACAGGTTGACCAACAACGTAGTGCATTGCACTGCTCTTGTAGTCTGCTCCGATAGATACCTTACGAATTAACATTAGTAACCTCCCCAGTCTTAAGGTCGATAACCGCATCATCTCCGAACTGAGCCTTAATAGCGTTCTCTTCTTCATTGATTTTACCCACGATTGAAGACAGATCAATAAAAATGCCCTGCTTCTCAATCTCAATCTCTGCGATTCTTAGTTTTGCCGTAGCGTAAGCTCTGCGCAGGTGATGGATTTTGTCTAGTTGTTCTTTTGCGATTTGTGCCATTTGATTTATATTTAATTAAATTTAGAAAATCTTTTTACTCACACCTATCTGATGCACTCTTTGCAACGGTTGGTACTGATATTCGAACGAGTACTTGTTATCTAGGTAGGTCACCTTGCCACTAGGTTGCAACAATGAGTTAATACCTGCGCCAAGATACAAACCTTTTGGCTTCTGCACAATAGTCTTTGTCTCCGTGTTTGTAATTGTGTTAGTCACCACGGGTACAGTGTAGTCTACCTTAGCAGTCATTTTAAGTACCTCTCCGAGTACTTCACCACTAACCTCTGTACTTCCATACTCGAAAGGGAAAAGTGTCTCAAAACGGCTAATTTGTGGCTTAAAATCGATTAGTATCGTATCCCTAAGAAATGTAAACCGTATCCGTAGACTTGATGTATAGCGTATCGGTCAATCGCTCAACCTTGGTTTTGTAAATGGTTTCAAGTTCCTGTTTTGGGAATAAAAGAAAAGCCAAAATAACGCCAGCAATAAAGGCTAAAGTTGCGATTCTAATTTTTTCGCTATCATTCATAAACGTCTATTTTTTCGTCCAATAAAGATTGGTTTAAATTATCTCGGCAATCCTTGTAAGCTTCGTATTGCTCATCGCTTAACTCTCCATGTTTTAATTTGCCTCGTAAATATTCCAAATGCTTATATAAAAGGTAACGCATCGTTGCGCCTTGCGTAGCGTTGTCAAACTCGTGCTTTTCCTCTGGGAGATTAAATTCTAGTATCGCCTTCATTTTTTTTGCATTTCCTCAATGTCTTTTGTTGTTCGTTCCCGCCACAATTTGTATTGTAAAATCTCACCCTCTAGCATTCTAATATCTGGGAAAACGTAATTGTTTTGGTTAAATCGTATCGACTTAGTTTCGTTTTCTAAATCTGTAATTCTATTTTCTAACTTAGAATAAAGCAAGACGGCACCACCTACCAAGACAATAATTTGAATCAACCACTTAATATTTATACTAAGTGCCGAATCGTCTGTCAATTTTGGTAGATTTTCACTCATGGCCTACGTCATAAAATTCAATTTTGGTTTTCTTTGCAGTAATCTATTTAAGGTATGTTTATGTACGAGGTCTTACCTCCAGCTCGGACGGCCTTTAACTTTTGTTTTCTATTGCCTGTCTTTACATAAGAAACATGGACCCAGTCAGGATTGAAGTCTGTCCCAAACTCCCAAATCAGTTGGTCAAAATCCAATTTATTCTTAATAAAATCAAATATCATTCTATTAGTCACCTCTCCGTTACCTCCATCCATGTCAATGTCAATTGCTTGACCCTTGCAGTGCTGGGACGATGCGCTACCTTTTATAAAAGCGTTTAAAGCTTTGGAACGATAGCCAGACGAAATAAAAATAGGCGTTTTAAAATGTTCCCGTATTGGCTCAAAAACTTTGTCAGCTAGTAACTTGAAATTCTCCAAATGCTCGGCGGTTGGTGTGTTCTCTATTCCGTTTCGCTTTGCCGTTTCGCTTCGTGTTAATTCAGCTAGATTAAGATGAGGACTAATTTTCATTTTTTGGCTTTTTAAATATCTTTTCAGCTGCGGTTATTCCTAAAGCTGCCGCAGATAATGCGGCGACTGAGTAAACTAACGCGTCAGACGGATCATTAGCTGAATCATGGTTAGCGTAAAGCGTATAGCAAAGAGCAATAGCGCTAAATATACCTACAAATCTTTTGCTTGATGCCTCTCCGTTCTCGGAAAGGAAACCCTTAGACCAATCAAAAAACTTCTTCATTACTTCTTAAATATTTTGCGCCAGATATTTGTAACATCATTCAAAAAAAAATCACTTTTTTTAATTTGCTCCCATAATTTGACTACCAAACCAAGAAACGTGAGTATTAGTATAAGGAATTTAAGCGACTCGTTCATGTTGGTTACCGAGGTAACTGCCCCTATAATGCCTAAACCAAGTACCTGCTCGAATGGTGGAATATTACTCATTTATCTTGTCGTTTTTTTTCTCAAAAATAATGCTTTTTTGCGACATAAAAAGAAATCCCACCACAGCTTGTACTGAAGTGGGACTCTCTTACCCTAATTAATTCTGAGTATTATTTTAGGAATAACTCAATAAATGTTGAGTAGGACTCAGTTGATTTAAAATCAAAATCATCTACTGAAAAAGAAAAGTCGGTAAACTCAGTCTCTTCATTAAATA